AAACAACTTGATTTGATATAGCCGTATTGTTAAACGGTATGGCGTAAGCTGTATTTATAACAGGTATCGTCTGCTGCGTAGTCAAATAAAAACTACCAACAGGAAATTTAAAAGCAGCTCCCCCTGCAATACTCAGCAGGGATTGGAACGTATTATCGAGTTGATTGAAGTATAAGCGCAGTACGTTGTTTAATTGGTCAAGGTAGTTACGGCTATACTGCACCTCAGCGAAAGGTAAACTTGGTGCTTTAGGGGTTTGGACTGTATTACTCATCCTCTTTGCCCGTCTTGCTTAATTTCGAGTCGCATAGCACCCAACTGCCACATAGACCCTAACTGATTGTTATATACTTTAAAAGAAAACTGTCTACCGCGTACGCGGATAAATACTTGTCCTGTAAACTTCTCAATAGGCACAGTCGCTGTGCGCGTTACCGCCGCTTCATATGTTCCGCCAACAGACGCTGGGTCTGTATACCCACTCCCTGCGTTCATCAAAGGGATGATAGAAAGTGTTGCTGTTGGGTTCTCTGTTGTAGAACCCCTAAACGTCATATCAGGCAGGATTCTGCGAATAAACACAAAGTTGTGCCCGTCATCAATATCAGTTTCAGAACTTGTAATGTAAGACTCAATAGCTGTGGGCGTAGCTGTTTCGTTATTATCAAGACCACTTTCGTGGTTAACTAAGTTATTTGAGTAAGTAGCTGCAAGAGGGAATTCTAAAATCCCAGAGTCAAGCCAAGCGGTGCGACCCATCGTGCCGTAATACCATATATCTTCAGCGTAATTATAGATTGCATATTTGTCCACCACAGTGCTACCGGCAGAGCAGTAGAACCACCAGACTTCGTTAAATCCTTCATTGGTGCTGGCAAAGACTTGCTCTGCTTGTTGTGCATTGAAGTCATTAAATATGTACTCCCGTAAGTCGCAGTTTTGTGTTTGCACACGACCATCGTATTTATAAAATTTATCTCGCCCCATCCAGTAAACTACACCTGAAGCAAGGGCGGCTGAGTTTTCACCTACGATAGAGATGTTATCGCCTAGAAGCTGTGCATTCCACACGAGTGGATAACCTAAGTACTGCATGGAGTAAAGCGTAGAATCCGTCCAAACTAGAATCTCTTGGCGTGTTTGAAGTGCCGTAATAATCTGAGACCCGCGAGTTAGTGTCAGTGACCCTGCTTGGTTAGTAGTAGACGGTGTCCAATCAGCAGCATTCTCTTGGTCAGACCAACGTATTAACAGTGGACTTTGAGCAGATACACCGTAGTCATTAGCACCAAAAGCAAATACAAAGCGGAAAGTATCGGATACTGTAATGTAGTTCTGAATAACGGGGACATCTGAAGCTCCAGCAATAGTATTTAAATTTACTGCGCGTGCTGAAATAGACTGAGTACCTGACCCTGCTACAGTAGCGTTAATTAGAGCACCTGATGGCGTAGCTGAGACATTAAATACACCAGCAACATAGTTGCGGATATAGTAAGTTGTACCCGTTTCAAGCCCTGTAGGTAGTGCGCCTGATGTTTCAAAAACTATCGGTGCGCCTTCTGTATACTGATTTGTAGTAGTGATAACTGCTGGAGATGCTACTGGGATAGTTGCTGTGGTAGACGAAACCCCTCTACCTGCATAGTAGTAATACATCGCCCCCGTGCGTGGACCAAACACAAGGTCTTCCCCATAATTACTCTGAGACCAAACGCGAAGAGAGTCCGTAGTCGCAACGCCTGTACCCCATACACCAAAACCCCAACCGCCCGCACCCCACCCTGTTATAGGGGACTGATATGCAGGGCCACTATTCATCTGGTATACAGCTCGCACTGTACCGCCGTTCCCAGTGTCTCCACTGGTTGCCGCTATACTAACTGAGATTGTATAAGAGTTTGCGTTAACATAAGTAATCTGATGCTCGGTATTAAGTACTGCAGCAGTGATAGCTCCGCCTAAAGTTGTTGCACCGTTATAAGTAACAAAGTCCCCATTAACGCATCCATGTGAAGGTGCTGTTACCGTAATAACCGTTGAGCCTGTCGTAGCTGCAAAAGGCGTAGTTAAGTTAGTTGCTGTGCGAATAGGAGTGATATCGTAGTAACTACCTCCGCGAGAGATATAAAACTTTGTATTAGTCCCAACCCCTATAAGCGGTATTTGAGCAAGTGTTTGCCAAGCCCATAGTGAGCGGCATACCCCATCAAAAGTAGCACTAGAGATGCGATTCCAGCCTCCTATCTTTTGAGGTGAGCCTTGACGAAAACGAATCTTGTCGCAATCATACCATCCGCCTTCTGTGTAATAGCGGGTATTCTCTCGGTTAACTCCCGACTTAAATACAAGTTTTTTAAGGCCTATTGATGGCATAATTTAGTCCTGTTTATTATCCGTTCCAACGTGCGATTTTACCATCACGAACATCAATATGGGTAAAAGAATTGTAGCGTCCAAGACCTTTGCATCCGTCATCAAAATGCTTCATGAGATATTCTTGCACTTCTTTGGGCGGTACGTCTTTTACTTTAATGTCGGCTGCGTTACCTAAGACGTGCTGGCTATGCTTTGCACCTCCCACTTTCGTGTTGTGTGCTTCACATCTTCTACCGCTCATAATGGTAATTGGTTTACCAAACGACTCACGGATGCGGTTAAGTAGCTCTACTAGCTTAGGGTTAACGTCTTTTTCACCACACCCGCAGTGACACTCAAATTCTTCTGGTTTGAAGTAGTTAGCCATATTATTTACCTTCTGAAACAAACAACCCAATCATACCAAACACCACACCTGCTGCAGTCATTCCATCATGGATAGGACCCGCTTCAATATTCATACCCGCCATCGTAGCCAGTGCCGCCACACTTGCGTGTGTTGAAGGTTCTTTTAATCTTGCTTGGATATAGTTCCATGCTTTAAGTATTTTGTTCATTTATCAATCCTATTAAGTTGATGTTGCATATAGTGGATAAGTACTACTGTTATACCCTACAGCTACAAATAACCCAGAACTGTTTACTGTTACTGAAAGCATAATAGCAAATGCGGAACTACTATTCATAAGCGCAGGTGTAGTCCATGTAGAACCGTTAGTTGAAGTTGCATATACTGGGGAATAACCGCCGTCATACCCAACAGCGACAAACAATCCAGAGCTATTAACTGTTACAGAACGCATTGTTGCAGCTACAGAACTACCGTTCATAAGTGCTGGTGTAGTCCATGTAGAACCGTCACTGGAAGTTGCATATACCGGATAACTACTGGCAATATTGTTACTTCCAACAGCTACAAATAATCCCGATGAATTTACTGTTACAGAACGCATTGTTGCAGCTACAGAACTACCGTTCATAAGTGCTGGTGTAGTCCATGTAGAACCGTCACTGGAAGTTGCATATACCGGATAAGCACTACTGTTAATTCCAACTGCGACAAATAGTCCTGAGCTATTAACTGTTACTGAAATCATTTGCGCGATTGTCGAACTACCGTTCATAAGTGCTGGTGTAGTCCATGTAGAACCGTCACTGGAAGTTGCATAAACTGGGTAATTACTACTGTTAATTCCAACTGCGACAAATAGTCCTGAGCTATTAACTGTTACTGAAAACATTGATGCAGCTACAGAACTACCGTTCATAAGTGCTGGTGTAGTCCATGTAGAACCGTCACTGGAAGTTGCATATACCGGATAAGCACTACTGTTAATTCCAACTGCGACAAATAGTCCTGAGCTATTAACTGTTACTGAAAACATTGATGCAGCTACAGAACTACCGTTCATAAGTGCTGGTGTAGTCCATGTAGAACCGTTAGTTGAAGTTGCATATACTGGGGAATAACCGCCGTCATACCCAACTGCGACAAATAGTCCTGAGCTATTAACTGTTACTGAAATCATTTGCGCGATTGTCGAACTACCGTTCATAAGTGCTGGTGTAGTAAACCCAAACAGTTTATTAACCCCTGCAAGGATAACCTGCATAATACCTGTCATGACACATTCCCAGATACTACGCATACCGTTCCACTCAAAAATAAAATTGTAGCAATACCGCGAGTTGCTAATGTAATGGTTGCTTTATCTGCATCTGTACCGCTGATATAAGCTGTCGTAATACTCATCGTCAGTGTAATATTGCCAGAAGTATTATTAAAAATAGACACTGCATCACCAGCAGCAAATGTAGCATCTGGCACCGTAATAGAGCCGCTAGAGCCAACACTAATATATTTACCAACGTCTGTTGTTACCAAAGGATATGAAGTTACCTTATCACTACCAGATTTAGGGATGTTTTTATACCCAACCGCGTTTGTTCCGTCTGCTGTACAATTAGTTAGCGTGCCGCTTGCAGGTGTTCCTAATAAGGGCGCAACTAAAGTCATACCACTAGGCAATGTAGTTGCCGCAGTTAAATTAGCTGCTGTACCTGTGGTATTTTGATTAAGTGTTGGGAATGTACAATTAGTTAGCGTGCCACTGGAAGGCGTACCGAGCGCACCGCCTGTTGAGTATTTACCATTAAACGTGTTCCAGTCTGTGTTAGTTAAATACCCGCTAACCGAAGTGGTAGCTTGTGAGATGCTAATTGCAGGAGTTAATCCACCGCTTGATACTATAGGGGATGTACCAGTTACTGAAGTAACCGATGTACCTGGCGCAATCTCGACAAAATCAGAACCGCTCCAAGCCACTAAAGTTGTTTTACCTGTAGGGATAGTCACACCAGTAGTAGGTCCTGTAACCCCTTTGATAACAACTGACCCCGATGCTTGGTTGATAATAACGTATATTTTACTTTGGTTAGGTGCAAGGATTGAACGTGTAGTAGCCCCATTAGTCCCTGTAGGAATAAGCACCGCCGCTCGCGCAGTATCATCTGCACCATCAATATCAGTTAGTGTCCAATTACTAGAGGTAACGTCCGCTGTTTTAGAACCTGCGATAGCTGTTTCAAGTAAAGCAGTTAAACTATCATTGATTGTGGTACCCCAAGTACCCGATTCTGTACCCGGTGTAGGTTGAGCTAACCCTAAAAGCGCTGTGTAAGTAATACTCATATTTATTCCTGATAAGTTATGACGGGTGTCCAGTTAGGGGTTTGTGTGTTTGTTATATTAGCCCAGTTAGGGGTTTGTGTGTTTGTTATATTAGCCCAGTTAGCCGTTTGGGTATCATCAATAGGTTCCCATAAGAACCTAAACGCATAGTTATCAGCTAAGGTGATGCTGTTTGCACTTGCAGTATAGTATATACTCCCTGCTGCACTGTATCCATCAGATAAAATATTAGGTTCAGAAAGCGATACACCGTAACTTGTAAGTGGGGACTGAGTATCTAATATCGCGATAATCTCATTTTGAGCTACCCCATAAGACGATATAGGTGCGTAAGTATCTGATAGAGTTAATACAGCACTTAAATCTACTAAATAACTTAACTCAACAGTATAGCTTTCAGATAAAGTAATAGGCTCTGATACACTTTTATCTATAGAAACAGTGGAAAGACTCGAGTCGGATAAAGTAATAGGCTCTGATAATGCTGAAACATATGATACTAAACTACCATACGAATCTATAAGCGTAATAGGCTCTGATACTGATTCAAAATAGCTAGGCGCTGATGGGGTAGATAAACTAGCAAATGGCGCGTCAGCAAATGCAGAGAATCCAAACATCACTCAATCACTTTAGGTAAATTAAAAAACACTCTTGCTTCATCTTCACTGTCAAACCAATACCAACCTTCTACAGGTAATGTGTAGTCTTCTTTGTGGTCTGCAAGCAGTAAATAGTCTGCACCAAATACCGAGTTTGGCGCTTCAAGCAAATCACCGTCTATTTTAAAAAAGCTCATAATTACCCCGAAATTGTCCAACCACGCAATCTGGCTTGTGCTGTATTAAGGACTCTAAATGCTAGTGTTGTTGAGGCTACTGTAGTAGCAGCAGGTCTATCTAAAACAACCGATATATTGGTGTTAATCGTTACAATTTTTGCATTATACTTCATTGTGCCAGAGCCATTTGTTGTTAACGGTAACGCTGCACCGCCTAAAGTAGATGCTACTTGGAATGTGTTTGTTGTTGCGCTGATAATATAATAAATGGTGTTGATTACAATTCCTGTAGTCGTTGTAATTACTGAAAATGAAATCATATCGTCATTAGACATACCGTGATTTGCGAGTGTCACCGTATCTCCTGCATCTTGAAACGTCACGGGTGCGCCTGTTGTAATCCCTGTGCCTGTACCACTTATTGACATACCTGTTGAAAGTCCAGTTGTTGAAGCCATTAAAATAGTAGTTGATTGAGCTGTTGTTGCTCTTAATGTAAAACTAACGGCTGTATCTGCACCGGGATTTGATGTAATCGTCAGCGTTTGGGATGTACCGATACCTAAATTTGAAAACAAAAGTTCTAACGCCACTCGTGATAGTTTTAGTCCTGCGACAGAAAAAGTGTACTTAAATCCTGTCATCGCTATTTTGGTCAGGCTTGCACATGTTGAAAACATAGTGGTTAAGGATAATAATGATGCCGCATTTAATGCTGGTAAAGATGTTAAACTTGAACAACCATTGAATATACTGCTCATAGTGTTAACAGAAGCTGTATTGAATAGCGGTACTGTTGTTAAGGAACTGCAATTGTTGAACATACTGCTCATAGTGTTAACAGAAGCTGTATTGAATAGCGGTACTGTTGTTAATGATGTGCAATTTTGAAACATACTAGTCATATTTGTAGCAGCGACTATATTAAATAGCGGTACTGTTGTTAATGATGTGCAACCAGAAAACATACTGAGCATAGTAGCCGTAACAGAAGCTGTATTGAATAGCGGTACTGTCGTTAATGCTGCGCAACCATTGAACATACTGCCCATACTTGTAACAGCCGCTGTATTGAATAGCGGTACTGTCGTTAATGCTGCGCAACCATTGAACATACTGCTCATAGTGTTAACAGCCGCTGTATTGAATAGCGGTACTGTTGTTAAGGAACTGCAATTGTTGAACATACTGCTCATACTTGTAACAGCCGCTGTATTGAATAGCGGTACTGTTGTTAAGGAACTGCAATTGTTGAACATACTGCTCATACTTGTAACAGCCGCTGTATTGAATAACGGTACTGTTGTTAATGCTGTGCAACTAGAAAACATACTACTCATATTTGTAACAGCCGCTGTATTGAATAACGGTACTGTCGTTAATGCTGTGCAACTAGAAAACATACTACTCATATTTGTAACAACACTCGATGATGACGATATACTGACATTTTGTAAATTTGTACATGCGCTAAACATATATGAGTAATCAACAAAAGATGCCGAGTGCTGACCTATTGTAGCTGACTCTAATAACCTATGCGTGACGTTATTTGTTGATCCCGCTATAGTTATACTTGTTAAGTTTGTTCCATTAACTGCTATATCAAGCCATCCGGTACCGTACCCTGTTGTTAATCCTGTTGCAGTATTTTTTAAATTTAAATTTACACCTGTTAAATTAGCTGTTGTCGCTGTTACCGTTACAATAACTTGTTTATACGTCAATCCATTATGCGTGATAGGCGAACCTGATACCGTTGCATAGTCATACAAATAGTTAGCTTGTGTCCCAGATGCTATTGCTACAGTAGACGAGCCATCACCCCAATCAACCGTATAAGTCCCTGCTGATGTGGTTGCAGACAAAGCAATATAATTAGATTCTTCAAAAATAGCATATAGGCCAACAAACTTTTGTTGCCCTGTAATATCAGGAAGTGTAGTCCAGTTAGGATCGCGAACCCAAGGTGTTGGTTGATTACCAAGGTTCTTTGTGCTTGCCAGCTTTGAGCTTATTCTACCGGCAGACATTAGGTTAACTCCGAACCGTACAATGAAAATGTCACGTTAGCACTACCTGCATACACGGTTACTACATCAGTGGTTGCAAGCGTGATACCCAATGTAAAAAACACTGCGTCATATTGGTTAACTGGAGCATCGTAAATAATATAATGCTGATTTGCTAAAGCTGCGCCAGCCGGTCTGACTGCTACTCTAAATGTCGTACTTGCACCGAGAGCTGTAATAATAAGCGTACTGCACACAGCAGACGTTGCAGAAGGTACGGTATAGAGCGTTGTCGCTGTTGTAGCCGCTGGATTAGATTGTCCTAAGACTTTATATGTTGTTGCCATTTATGCACCCATTAAAAGGAAAGTTTGTTCAAAACCAGTAGTACCGCCACCACCACCGCCTGTAGAATTAACAGTTTGGTTAGGCCATGTGCCGCTAATGGTTACATTGGTTCCCGCAACAAGGGAGAATGTCCCACCAATATAAACAGCCCTTTCAGCAGGGTAGGTAACAAACACATCTTTAGTACCCGCAGTAAATGTAACTAAACTACCCGAATTACTTGATGCTAACACCGTATCTCGACTTAACGTATTTCCAGCGCTTGTGTAAGTGCCGATACCTACTTCCCAGTTAGTACCTGTCTGGTCTGCTATAGTGTAATAAGTGGTATTTGCGTTACCGATAGCAGCTAAAAATGTTTGAAATCCTGTAGCGGCACCCGCTAAAGTAATAGCAGTAGTACCTGTTGAAGTAGTTGTTTCTTTAACTCTATCTGCTAAAACTAAAGCCATGTTTCACCTATGCACTTGCTGTGTATGTAACTACGATTGTATCTCCAGATACTACCGTGCGGTTTCCACCAGTAAAGTTACCTGCTGAATACAAAATGCCTGTTGTTGTAGCTCGTACTTGAGTTTGGCACATCAAAGCTCCTGCGATAGTAGCTGAAGCATTAATACTAAAGGATGCCGAATTAGAAGTCAGTGAACCTGCAGAAGCTGTACCAAATGTAGTGGCAATACGGTTAGACCCTGAGTATGCTGTACTTTCAGTCCATCCCGCATGAGAAGCTAAAGTATCTCCAGCCGCATAAGTAGGCGAAGATGCGCCGTCAACTAGCCCCATATACCAAGCTGCTGTATAGGCAGAACCTGCAAAATACTTATCAAGTAAATCGTTTTTACCCACAGTCACTACTAAATTTTTAATATTGTCTTCCCACTTCACATTACCGTCAGCGTCAAGGCATTTAACGTCATAGTGACCTGTAATTTGAATTTGCTCGTCAGCTTCTCCACCTCGAATAAGATTTACACCTGTGGAGTCTTGAGCATCTACTTTTTCTGAGTGCATATTGTTTACCTAATTGGATGAGCGAATGATAGCTGAAGTGCTTGTGTTCGCTGGAAAAGTTATTGTAAAAGTTGAGGTTGTTACCTTATCGCTACCAAAATCCAGTACAGCAACAGAGCGATTAGCTTTAGAGCTATTATATATCAACGCGCCACGTACTGTGAAACTTGCTGAAGTCCACGAGATATTATTAAAACTAATGTATGCCGTACCATCAGACGCATTTACTGTTGGAGCTACTAATGCTTTACCGCCTGCTGTATATCCAGTGCCCGTAATCTCACCTGTAGCAGTATACGCAATAGTATCTTGATTCAGCGTAGCGTTAGCGGTGTACAAAGCAATTTTAAACGTATCCGTAGTGAAATTATGGATAGCCTCGTAAAGCTCTTCTTTAAAGCTAGTTGTTTGGCCTTGTACTATCATCTAACAGGTATCCTTGCTTGACCGTTACGGTACGCATCGCCTCTGTCTTTGCCCGTAGCTAATGTATTGAGTAAGTTCATAGCTTCTTCGTAGCGTTGACGGTAGTTTGTCATAATATCTGCATCACCTTTTAAATACGTATACGCTTCTAATATAGAACCGTATAGCAACGCAGAGTCAAAGTTTTCACCTAACCATGTATTACCGCCAGACTCTTCACTTGTAATAGAAGGCGGGTAGTAGAAGTAGTGAAGCTCTGTTTCATACTGCACATCAGGTGTAGGCCCTAAGATAAACGTCAATTCGTTTATATCATTAGACTGCGGTCCAAAGATAGCATAATACTTAGGCGTCCCATAACTTGTTGGGCTTGGGTAAGCTTCGCGAATGAAGTTAACGTCTTTGTTTAAAAGGTAGGTGTACTCACCGGATGTAGGGTCAATAACCGCAATAGAGTAAGCCGATAAAAAGTCACCCGGACATTGCAGGTATTTATTGTGTAGGGTAACTATACCCGTGACGTTTTTACGCAAGTCTGGAAGCTGTATTGAATTGTATATGCGTTGTTCAGCCTCTTTAATAAAGACATCAATCTGCGTTGTGGAGAACGTATTCTCCACATAATCTTGAATTGCTGCTGCCAGTTCTGCGTAAGTCATAGCTTATGCCATCGGTCCGCGTGCGATTTTACCTTTCGTTGCAGCGCCGTTTCCACGAGTTTTAACACCAGACGTTTTAATGCCTGTCTGTGGATAGCCTGCTACTTTAGGAGTAGGTTCTGTTTTAATTTTGCCTGTCATGGTAGTTCTCTAAGTTGTGATTGTAACAGTGCCAACAGACGCGATGGCAACAAGGTAATTAGGTGTAAGTACTGCATCAAACTGTGAAGCGCCCCCAACTGGTGCCCAACCCCATTGAAATACACGACTTCCGTCTTCTGGGTATTGTAACGTATTTAAGCCCGATTGATAATAACTTGTATCAGGGCGCGGGTTACGCAATGCCTGCGGGTCATACACAGGGTAAAGCCCAAGAAGTAACTGTGGGTGGTCAGGGTCCCAACACGAAGGGCAGACTAAAATATTGGTTACTTTAGTCTTAATCGTTAATTTCTTTAGGTCTTTTAACTGAAACCTTTGAGAGCACCTATCGCAAAACGCATGACTCCACTTACCTGACGAGTATTTAACTGACATAACTAAACGTGCATAATCCGTGGAACAAACCGATTACTTGCTTTCTCTCTGTCTTCTGAGAGTGCCAAGTCTAACTGTTGCTCATACTCCCCTTTAAGCATTTGGATACGCGTAGGGTCTACGCCAGCAAGCTTCATACTAAGATAAAAAGCTAATCCTGCTACCATCGCATTCAATAAACGGAACGGGATATCTTGTGTGTTTACTGCATTTCCAGCATCTTGCATCCTGCGTAGTCGCCAGTAAACAAAGTAATAATAAGGTGCTTCGACTGTGCCTTGGTCTGGTGTAGGCCATATATTAATCTGTGGAGCTTTAGTAACTGTAGTTGCACCGTCAGGGTAAGTTGCTCCTGTGCGGCGGTTAATCCATACTTGAATCGGTCTGCCCCGTGCATTCTTATTAGGGATTGTAGAGTAAGTCGATTCAGAGATACGAGAAATATTAATATCTACTTGGTTTTGCCCTGTGCCTGTACGTACTACATGGTCAAGTAAATCAACAGTGTCTATAGGTAGGTCATAAGCAATTTGACCCGGTATAAGCGAAATGGGTACAGCACACTGTTCAATTGTCCATAAATTAATACCCCTGTTTGCAAACTCTACTAAGAGTAAGTTTAGAGAACGTCTAGCTGTGCGCATATCGTAACCGCTGCGAAGCTCTTGTCCGCAGCGTTCAAACGCCTCTTCTACGAGGTCACCTAAATCAAGGTTAAAGTTTGCTGTACCCGATGTTGTCATTTCTTTTTACCTTTTCGTCCAGGTACTTTTTTAGGGTTAATGCACCCCATTCCGCGAGAGAATCTCATAGGTATTTACCCTTTGTATGACCTTTAGTTGCACAACCATCACCGCGTTTAGAAGCCGATGTACGTGATGTACTACCGCCCGATGCAAACTTTCTAGCTGGTACTTTCTTAGCAGGTTTAGGTGGACGTTTAGTCATGCCGCCTTTTTTCATGCCCTCAACCGCTTCAATCTTACCTTGCGTGTTCATGTCTTCTGCTTTAGTAGAATCTGAATCTAACGGCGCACGAGAAGCATTCCAATCTCTAAACTCTTTTAACGCCGCTCTAGCACGGTCACCTTCAGTAGGACCTTTAGGTTTACTAGTACCTGACTTTAATGCAGGTTTGCTTACTGCAGGTGCTTTAGATTCAACTGCTTTAATTTCTACATCAGGTGCTGCTGGTTTTGCTTTAGGTTGCCCCATTAAGTCAGCAGCTCTATCTCGTGCACTTGTAGGAGTATAAGAGTCTTTATCAGAATAATCTTGTTTAAATGCACCTTTTTTAACAGCTTGCTCAGATGCGCTTTTAGATAAAGACGAATCGCCTAATTCAGAAGGGTATAAAGCCATACCCGCTCCGCTAAGAATACGAGATGCTGCACCTACTTTTGGTACATACTTAGCTATTCTTGATGCTGTACCTTCGTATACATTGCCAGATGCTCCGCCCGCTGAGGCTGCTCTAGGTAGTGAACCTGATAATTCACCTTCTACTGCTCTAGATGCTTTCGACATTACTTCAGATGCAGGGCGTTTGATAATATTATTACCCCCAGCAGTATCAGCTTTAACTGAACTGGGTTTAACTGGATATTTACCTCCTGAATCCGCTGTTTCTAAAGTACGGGTAATCTGTCTAGGTTTAGATTTAAGCTGTCTACTAGGCTCTTTATCTTCTGGTGCTGCAGCTGCTACTGAACTACCGCCGCCTCTGAAGCGTTTTACTTTTGCCATGACAATCCCCTAGACCATTTTACCTTTAGTGTGACCTTTAGTTGCTACACCGTCTGCACGAGTAACACCGCCTTTAGCATAGCAAGAGCCGCCCATAGCCATCATCTTACCTTTAGTGTGACCTTTAGTTACGCAACCATCACCGCGAGTAACACCGCCTTTCTTCATCTTTTTAGAATCTTCCATTTTCTCACCTTTAGCATATTGCTGTGGAGTGAGTTTGCCGGACTTAATAGCTTTGCCTTCTTTAAGCTCTTCGCTATAGGTTTCTTTACCTTTAAATAACTTTTTTAGATTAGCCACGTTGCCACCTTCTTTAAATTTTTTGCCTTTATCGGCTTGATTAAACTCTTTAGCTACACTTACTGGTATACCCGCTTTCTTTGCAAAGCTAGGATTGTGAGAGGCAGCTGCCATAAATTTTTTCTGTTTGAGTGATGTACTAGGCACCGCAGTTCCACCGTTTTAAAGAGGCTGCTTTGCGTGTAGGCTTACCATTCTCATCTTTCATAGGACCAGGCATACCACTCATACGGGCACAGAAGGACTTACGTCTCCCTGCATCTTTTTTGGTTTTAGGGTTAGGTGCTGGTGCTTTTAAGTTAGAGCCAGTAGCCGCATTATATTTTGCACGACCTTTGGCTGTAAGACCTGCGCCCTTAGAGACGGGGAGCTTCTCCCCTCTACCTACTGCTAATACTGGAGCTTTCTTTGCCATTTTATTTACCTGAGAAATGTTCAAACGCCCAGCCAACTAAACCACCAAAAGCTGCACCTGCACCACCCATAACCATTAAAACGTGCCATCCGCCTTTAGCTTCTGAAAGAGTTTTGCTTATATCAGCAACGGAAGCTTTAAGTTCTTCCATATCTTTAACCAATTTGTCCATATCAGTTTGCAAGTGTTTAATCTCGTTTTCATGAACTGCAAGTTTAATTTGGTCGTCCATCATGGCTTACCCGTAAAAAATAGTCACGCCGGTTAAAGCCGCGCTAAGAGCCATATAAATCCCATCCTGAAATACAATACCTTCTTGAGGGATAGGTACATATAACGGGATTGGGTTTGTATTAGAAGGTAGGTCTATTTCACATAGAGTAGCTCCGGTAGCACTACCATCTTTAAAGGTAACTGTAGTCGCTGTACTAGCAGCTGGTACCACCACAAATCCTTTAAGCCGCACTCGACTTCCGTAAAAACTACCTGCCGTATTTCTATGCGCACTCTTGACATCATATTGCATACTCATAATTAATCTCCTATTTAAAAGGGGGGAGGTAAACTCCCCCGCAGACTAATTACGCAGTTTGCGATGTTGGATTGTAAGTACCGTCAGACAAGCGAACAGTGTACGTAACTTGAAGCGTCACAGACCCCGTAGTTAAAGTTGCTGCTTTAGTAGCTGTATAAGTAACAATCGCATCTGTAGTACCGACATTATTAAACAAAGATGTTACAGCATCAGCGGCAGTTGCAGCTGTCATATTAGCTGGAGCAGCGGGACCTGTAACAGTAGTAGCAGCTGTAACGTCAGTAGCACCAATACTTAACTTGACTGTTGTTGCACCACTAAATGTGGATGTAACGTAGAATTTAAAATACGTAATCATTGCCCCTGCTGGAAGCACAAACGCAGTACCAGTAAGCGAACTATTGATTGACGCGAAAGGTAGGGTAATAGTTTGAGTGACCTCAGTGACGCCCATATTGTTGATAGTACCAGCAGTTGTGCCAGTTGTGTTAGGTACGGTTCCAAGTCTCCAAGGACCAAAGTGTGATGCTAAACCCATTTTAATCTCCAAATACACGTAAGATACGCAGTCTTGTGTAAAGCTTGCTAGGTCAATCTGCGCAAATAATTAAGTTCCTAGATATAGGCTGATAGTACACCAATTGGTTGATTATGCAACTATTTTATTGGCTCCTCTACCCATCTTTTTACGACCCTCTTCAGTTGACCATTTCATCTTCATTTCAATACGTTTCTTCTCATTTCTAATAAGTGCTCCGCACTCTGCACAGCCTGACCCTTTTCTAAATTGAGCCGCATATTGAGAGAACTCTCCGTGCGTAGGACATACACACCCTGTAATTCTATTTAACGCCCCTGTGTAGATGGCATTAGTAAAATCATACTTACTACGCACTTCTTCTGGAAACTTAGCTAGTACCTCATTTAAAGGGGTATGTTCTTGTGGTCTGGCGTTACGCTTCATAGTCTCTTGAGCTTTACGTAATCCTTCTTCTGTATATACTCTAGGTGCTTTTTTAACACCTTTCTGAGCTTCACTTATTTTAATTTTTGTCTCATCAGAACGTGTTTTACCCTGCCAGTATTTTGAAGGGTTTGCCATTTTTGCAGTACTGATACGCTGTTTAGTTTCTTCTGTATGCTTTTTACCAATACGAGGGTCCGGTTGCGCTAACCTAGCTTTTCGCAATACACCCTTTTGGTCTTCAGACATAACTCTACCAAAGTTAGGGTGTAACTCCTTAGCTACTCCTCTCCACGGTGCGCCCGATCTAAGTCCATGATTGTAACAGTTTTCGTTACCTACCCATTCAGATAACCAAACATCTTCAGCTTTTTGTAATTCGTCTATACTACTTACTACTTCTACAACTTCAAAAACAAAACAATCCTCCCCGTATTTGTTCCATGCTGCCTGTAAATGAGCGCAGTGATGTTTGCTACTGCGCAGTTTATTTCTGTGTGTTCTAAACCTTTCACGTTTGTTACCTGTGCTTCCAACATAGAACTTTTGGTTAACAACATTTCTTATTTTGTAGATTACTGGTACTTTCATTTTAATGTCCGGTGTAAATTTAGTGAAACTTACTATACCACTTACCACACAGCGTGTAAACATTAATAATAAAAAAGGGTCTCCTAAGAGACCCTTAATATACCTAAGTAGTTGATTTTACTTAGTTTGAACCAGATGAACCGTACATACCTAAGGGATCAGACCAGCCGAAAGAATAACGTTCTCTCGCCTTGTATCTCATGTTCCCAGTATCAAAATCGGAATCTGATGAAGTTACCAATGATTGACGCACGAAATGTTTCAAACCGTTTGGTACATCAGTAGTTAAGAACCACGCATTGGTGTCTGTTAAGAAGTTATTAACAGTGTAACCTTCTGGGATAGAGCCGTTGTTTTTTAACGCGTTGATGTCGTTATCGGTTGTGCCTACACGTTGTTCTGTTTCGAGCAAACGAGTTGCAACGAATTGAAGTGCAGGTGGAACAATCAATTTTTTAGGTTTAGCAGCAATCAACAAACCACGTTCATCAGTCCATTGTGCGATTTGAATAACAGCCGCTTCTAAAGAAGTTTCGTTTAAATCAGCAGGAGTTGATGGGATGTTTGAGTTTGTGCCGCCAGACACTAATGAGTGCGAAGCTGAGAACAATGCTGAACCGTCACCGCCAGTATAAGCAGAGTTGAAGCCGTTGTTTAAAACAGCCGCCGCTTTTACTTGTTTGGTGTATGCCATAGCACGAGCCAACGCTTTTGTATAACGAGCAGACAATGAGTCGTACAAGTTATCTTCTACAGCTTCTTCAGTTAATGAGAAGCCAAGAGCAATTGTTTCGTGGTTATAGCGTGCAGTCCAAGCTTCTTGACCAGCTTCATACTGAATTGCAGAACCCTCTGATTTAACCGCCGCTGCAGCAAAACCTGAAAGTTTTGTTTCTTCTTCAAATGAACGCTCAGAAGATTCGATTTCATAAATTTCTTTATGTTGTTCACCGTAGCGTGCGTACTCTAAACCGAATAACGCGTTAAGGCCCGGTAATAACTCTTTTAATAGCTGTGCTCTAGAAATTGCCATTTTTTATTGCTCCTTAAGCGCCGTAGTATGAATGGATACCGAAGTTAATTTTAACTAGTACTTCTGGGTACTGAGTAATAACTAAGGTTGCAGAAGCAGGAATGGTCACGCCTGAAGCCGCGTTCATAACAAGAGATGTTGCTCCAACAGCATAGTTAGCTGTTAAGAATGACCCTGTTTGTACTAATTGACCGTTAGGTGCAATGAAAGATACATCCGAACCAACAACTAACGCTGAAGTCAATGCAGGGACAGTAATAGTTGTTGTTGTTGTTGAAGTGCTAGGAACAGAAGTAATAACCGCTGTTTCAGGTACTAAGTCAACAATACGGTATGCTAAACCTGTAGTAGGGGTTGCAGTAGGTGTAACAGCACCCACAGTAGAATTACCTGTGTTTACGTTAGCCGCAGCATCTGCACCAGCAACATTTAAGCCAACTAATGCTTGTGAACCTGAAGTAACTGTACCGCCTGCCGCAGACAACATAACTACTTTAAATACAGTATCTGGGTCATCAGTAACAACAGCTTCTGCATCACCAGCAAGTGTACCTGCAGGCCAATACTGAGAGAATAACTTTTGTTTAGTTGTTGGGTTAGTGTATGAACAACCCAAGAAAATACCAGTAATTTGTTTACCTGTAGTTGCTGCAGCAATAGTAGCTCTAGTAATAGTACCAGACGCAATTACAACAGGGTCACCATAACCGATATTAGTGTTGTATCCGTATTGAATAGGGATGTTACGAGTAGAACCCGCAAAAACTTGACCCCCGATTAGATTTACAGGTTTTAACCCGTAAGGGGCTTGTACTGTAGGATAAGCCATTTTAACTCCTAAAATAATTAATTAAGTACCTTTACCAAAGGTAACTTTAGAGCTTCTCTCTTTAAAGATAGGCATTCTTGAGTCACTTTGGCGCATTAAATTATTATCTACAGCTTCTGCTTGCTGGCTTGTAATGTTAGCAAAGTGTTGTGCACGCTGCTCCATAAACTCAGCTGGAATCTTGCAAAGTAATAATCCGCCTACTTCGATATTGTCTTTAAAACGACTATTCGGGTCGGCTAACAGTCTAAATTTAGGTTGTTCGCTCATTGTAACGGGTTCCCAGCCTTGTCTTAGATTTGACGCTAAGTTGCTTGGGTCACTGTTATTTAATGTTGCTACGCGAATCCATCTATATGCAAACCCAGCCTCTTTGTCAGGCTCAGGGAGCAATTCTGGTTGCATCCACTGCTTAGGACGCTCCACAAGTGCACGGGTTTCTAGTTCACGAGTTGTTCTTGCATTTGTATTATCTGCCATTTTGGTTCTCCAAGGCTAAAGCTGCTTTCGCATATTGTTCAGGGGTTAAGCCAAATTTCTTTGCTAAGTTGACCTGGCTCTGAGTTAACTTTATCTTTGTTGCTGATGTACTTCTCGAAGCGGGTGCGACTACGTTTGACGGTCTGCCCCTACTCGACTTTCTATCTTCGGTTTCACCAAAATACTCGTTAAAACGTCTACGCATTGTTTTGTCCAATACGTTGTAATATTCTTTAGAGCCTACTGGTACGCCTTCGTCTACAAGTTTTGCATGAAGTCCAAGAGCTGCGCTGGTCATTTCTTTATCTTTACCAAACCACTCATTTTTTTCTTGCCAATCCAAAGCCTTCTCGTCAGGCCGTGGAACTTGCGATTCCGCAGGGCGTTGTAGCCTTTCTTGCGCCTGTTGTACCTCATAATCAGGTGTTTGTAAAGCCCCTGTACGCATATTATGTGCTTGAGCCAATTTTAAGGTGGCCAACTGCATCTGCTCTTGAGCTTCTACTACACCATCGGCATCACCAATTTCATATGCGTCTTTGTAAGCACGCTTGGCTTCTTGCATCTCTTTCTGAGCTAAACTCTGTATATTATTAATATACTCTTTTTCACCATTACCCAAAACTTGGTTAACGCGTTGGTTTTCTTGAAGCAGTCGTTGCGCTAGTGCGACAGCCTCTCTGTGCTCACGTTGAGCCGCTTCTTTCTCCCTGCGCTCGTCATGATATACCTTACGCATTTGTTTAATGCGTTGTTGTGCTTTTGCATCGTAGGAGTCTAATTCGTCTTCTTCTAACTCATCTACAATGTGTTTAGGCATTGGTTCCCGACCACGGTCTTCTTCGGGAGTATCGTCTTCTATTTCAATCTCGATGTTATCGTCATTATCGTCTATTTCATCGGGGAATTTATATTCTGTTCTTTCAAAATCTGCCATAGTCTTGTCCTATTTGCGTGAGATGCCACGTGGGTCGAGTACAACTGCTTCTACCGAATCATCATTTAACAATCTGAATTCTCTACCGTGAATAAGCAGGCGTGAGCCTGAGTTGGGGCGTACTAAGATAAAATCGCCTTCTTTACACCATGCACCACTAGGGAATTTGTTTGTGTCTTTATAAGCTTCTGGGCCTAATGAAACAACGAATAATACGGTGGTAAGTACTTCTTCATTACGCAGGGTTACGTCAGCTTTTGCGATACCACTTTCGTATTCTTTATCTGCTTCTGGAATAGCACATAGGATTCTGTATCCTGATGGCATTGGGAGTTGCGTTGCTTTTTCTTCGTTAGTAGCCTCTGTTTCGTAGCTACCAACAACTTGTGGATTTTTGGGGTTTGACCCAATTAAAATCTTTGACATTTTGTTTCCTGTTTGTGGGATTAAAATATGCCGTCTTTCCGTGCTGTCATGATAGTAATCTCGGTATTCGCCGCTGTACTTTCAAGCGTTCCCAAGTCTCCTATTTCCGAGCGTCAGGCCATTACTGGTGCGCTATGCGCGTACTATCAAGCTACAGACACTGGTGTAACTAGTCAAATTATCTTACCGGACATGACAAATATCCAAAACCAATGCCTATACTTGATAGTGCTTGTCTTTCCAAGCTGTCATCGAACGATTTCTAAAAAACCCCGAAGCGAAAGGCCATGTTATCTAATCTTCTAATTTATCTTTTATATCAAGTACATAACCACGAGCTGTTTGAAGTCCTCGTATTTCACCGCACATCTGTTTATACGTTTCCATTGAGTCAATTCGCTCAGAACATACAGCATCTTTAAGCTGCATAACTTTCTCATCAATGTGCTTAAGCACTACATCAAATGCGTCCATTATTCTTCCTCATTGGGCAATATTAAGTTTGTTTTTGGCTCGTACTTTCTAATGTAGTTTACCAATTGGTCAGGATTATGGGTCAAGTTTAACATCTCTCTACTAGGGGTGTAAGTAAACCCTTCGTCAGTATTACCCCATTCACCGCCTATGTACTTACCATTACGCTCATCTACTGCACCGTGATATAAAGACTGGTTACTAAATGTAGGGTGATTAGGTTTTTTATACCTATCTGAACTGTGACCAGTAGACTCATCAAGTTTACCGTCCGATTTATAAAAACCTCTCAAATCATAATCTATTGACTCCATATCGGGATTTTTATTAACAGCCTTAGCCCATGCTTGAAACTTAGCTTCCTCTTTAGGAGATAACTTAGTATTAAACCTGCTTTGGAAATACTTATCCTGCTCAGTTAGTCCTCCTTCTTCGGGTTCGGCTTTTTTCCTTTTACCTCTCCCCCTTTAGCAAAAGCTTGTTCTTTTTGATGTTCGCGATTTACTTCAGCTTGGTGGCCTTGGTGCGCTACATCGAGTATTTTATGATGTCTTTGATGGTCTCGCTCAAGGGCTTTTTGATAGGCTTCGTGAGCCATAGTTTCCGCTTTCTCTGTCTGTGCGCGTTCACGCTCAAGCATACCTTGATACGCTTGGTGGGCTAACCCCATTTCGGTTTCAGTCTTCTTAGCGGTAATTTGAGCCGCATCTTTTAGAGCCTGAACAGTTGTTTTGCGCTGCTGGTCTTCCTTCTTCATTGTCATATCAGCTGCGTTTTTAAGCGCTTCTACTTGCAGTTTCTTCTCATCGTGGGTCTGTTTACCTTTATCAAGTGACTGTTTGACGCCGAGCTGCGCTGCGTTTTTAAGTACATCAATCTCACGTTGCTTATCTGCTGTAGCTGATTGCGCTGCAATACGCTCACGGTCTACTTGAATCTGCTGCATCTTAACTTGAATCTCAGCTTGGTCTCTCTGCGCTTTATTCTGAATTTCTTGCGCTTTAAGTTGTAGCTCTTGCATCTGCATTTGAATTAGCGGGTCTTGAGCTTGCTGCTGCGCTTTTTGCTGCGCTGCCCCAGCTTGATTTTGTTGAAGTAGTTGTGTAGCCGCTTGTGCAAGTAATGGAGACAATGCCGCTTCTACTTCGGGGTCTTGCTTCATATCTTCGCCGTCATCACCCTCTTGTGGAGGCATCTGCATACCAAGCTGTACTTCAACATCCTTTCTATACTGGAAGCCCAAATGCTCTGCTACGTGTGACATGACTGTCGCTTGAATCTGTGGAAGTAGCGGGTTTCCTTGTAGCGTACCCATAATCTTGGGGTCTTGCATCATCGCCATATGAACAGCAATATGAGCATTGTGGTCTTGAGTTAAGAACGCTTTGACAGGTTTTAGTCTAAGGATATTCTGATTCTCAGATACAGGGTCTACAGGGAACTTATCTTCTTCTAATGGAACCAGCTTTTGCGCATCCTTAATCCCCAAAGCATCAAGCATCTGGCGGTGAAGAATGGGCAGGTTGTAAAGTTGAGGTGCCCCTTGCGCAAGTTGAAGTACCGCTTGGTACTGTACGATTTTCTGAGCCATCGTAGACGCATTAGGGTCAGATACAGGGATAACTTCTGTAGTCGTATAGTCCGACTTCTTAGCTTTTCTACTTCCTTCTTCAGGGTCATAGTCATAATCCTCCGGTGCGTAAGCGGCAATAATCCCTTTAAGGAGTCCTAACTCTTGCTTCATCGAATAGTGAACACGTGCCTGAACAGCAGTAATCACTTTAAGCGTACGCTCTAAAATAGCTAGTGTCGTTCCTACAGGCGCATTACCCGACATATCAGATACTTGCAAATCCGCCGCGTTAGCAAAGCGTCTACCTTCTTCTACAATCTGATTAAGCAGTCCCATCAATGTTTGTGACGGCTCTTTGTATGGAAGTGGAAGCAGGTTATCTCGAATAGTACCACTTGGTACATCTACATCGCGCCACTCTCCAGGAGAGATAGGCGTATCATCCCCTTTAATACGCATACCACGCGCTTTAAACCCACCAGGCAGATTACTTAGCGTACCCGCATCAACCAGTTGTCTAATAAGAGAAGTACCGGACTTAGCAAATGCGCCAATAAGATGAATAAGGCCAAAGCAATAAAAGCCAAACCCAGGGACATACCCATAATGAACAAAATGTTGTCGCTTGGTGTAGGTTTCATCATCTGGCTCCCAGTTACGTCTAATGGATAGAATCTCTTGACTTCCTTTCTCAATAGTCACTACATAAGGTAGTGCAATTCCCGTTTCATCCCCATCTGCATCAGTATGCTCAAATCCTGGAAGGTCGAGGTCAACGTGCATTTCAAGGACTTTATATCGGTCATCAGACGTTGCACTAAATCCCATTTTCTCAGCAATCTTCTTCTCAACGTCATCAAGCTGACTACTAGGCTCACCTAGGTCAATATCGCGGTAAAATCCCGCTACCTGAAGCCTACGCATATCATTTTCGGTCTTACGCATAACATGAGTTACACGCTCTGCTGTTTCTAAGTTAGATGCACCATAAGGTACAACCATGTCTTCAGCAGGGACAAATAGAGATGTTTGGCGGTTTAATTTTGGGTCAAAGTACACTTTTTTAAATGCATTACCAGATAGCCCAAGACCCCAAAGCATACGCTCATGCTCAGGTCTGTACTCAGTCATCACGTCTAAAAGCTGGTGATTCATGTCGTCTTGAACACGTACCGCCGCTTCCTTCTTACTAGAAGTCTCTTTGCCGATAATCTTTGTTTTGACAGGACCTGCTGACGGGAATGTCGCCATCATAGTCTCAGCTTGAAACTTAACTAATGCTTCGCTAAGTAGAGGGTGATGCACACCACACGCACCATCCCAAGGCTCAGTACGCTCTTCAATCTTCATACCGAGTAGCTCTAAACCATCTGTATAAGTCGTAATCCAATCTTTACGCGAAGCCACGTCATCATCAAAATCAGACAACAAATCTGCTGCAATAGACGAAAGCTCCCCATCATCTAGGAGTTCAGCTAAGTTCTCGTCAAAATCTTCGTCCGTTTCTTCTTTAGGGTCAAAGTCAATCTCCATCCCACCCATTGCAATATGCAAACTTTCTGGGTCGTCAATTTCAATCTCGATGTCAGGCTCATCGCCGCCGAGTAAGGACTCAAGTCCTAGTGGTGCTTGGTTTAGGCTTTTATCAAACATTTAGTTTCTCTGCTGTTGTTAGTAATATGCATTGCGCCGTGATGACCGCCCTCTAAACTCTCGCTCTGGTTCTGGCTCATCTAAATTAGTTGAAATAAACCCGCCTTTTCTAAACCTTGCCATCGCCATTGATACGGTATCCACATAGTCATCGTGTTGCCCTGCGGGGAATGATGCCACCTCTTCAATAACTTCATCCGCAAATCGTGTGTTCGGTGCCCATACTCTACCAGAGTGGAATAAGTCTGCAACAGCATTGAGCCTAGATATCTTATCGTTCCCTCTTGTAGGCGTAAATTCCATCACTGGAATACCCATTGCACGTAGCTCATATATAAGTGGCGCACCAGACGCTTTCTTTTCAACAATTATACTATCAGGTTGCCAATAGTTATAGTCATCTAGCACAACTTGCTTAAGTTCAGGAAACTCATACCGCCCACGTTTTGCATCTAACATAATAATATTAGCCTGCATCTTACCATCTTCGTTGTCTTGGTAGAACACACCCCACACAGTACACGCACTGTAGTCAGCCCGTTGCGACTTCTCGAACGCCGTATCCCAAGTCATCAATATAAAGTCTGTAGGTGGCGGCTCATCTTTAGTCCATTTCTGCCACCACTCTCTTTTAACTATCGCACCTTCCTCGGATGTCGGGTCTTGCTGATACTGCGCCTGCCACTTGGACACGTCAATTGCTTCACGTGTTGCCTCAAGCTCCTCAAGACTCCAAAACTCAGGCCACAGCGGTTTACCCGATGGCAATATGGCAGGAAACTCAACTACTTTCCAATTCTCATTGCCTCTCTGCGCCGCCGCTTCAAGTACCTGTCCAGTTAAGTCACGCTTTGACCACCGAGTCTGAATGATAATTATGGCTCCGCCAGGCTGGAGACGCTGACGCGGCCCAGACGTGTACCACTCATACACTTTATCGTAAATCTCAGGATTACTTGCAGCTATCGCCGCTTCTTGTTCACTGTGTGGGTCGTCAATTATCAGCAGGTCAGCACCTTTACCGGTTACTGCACCACCCACCCCGATAGCAAAATAGTCACCGCCTGCACTGGTGTTCCACCTACCCGCCGCCTTCGAGTCAGACCGCAAACCTACATTAGGAAACACTTCTTGATACGCTGGAGAGTCTACTAAGTTACGCACCTTACGACCAAAGCCTACTGCAAGGTCAGCAGTATGCGAGCACTGAATTACTTTTTTATTGGGAAACCGCCCAAGAAACCATGCTGGCAAAAGAAACGACCCAAACTCACTCTTTGTATGACGTGGACCTAAGTTAATAATGAGCCGCTTACACTGCCCGTTAGCTACGCGCTCAAACTCAGAGGCTATCCTTGCATGGTGTCGACCATAAATAAAGTCAGGCCACACTGACTGCACAAACGCTAAAAAGTCCGTCTGTGCCTTTTCTCTCTCTTTTCTGCGAGTAAGCTCGCGCACGAGCTCCGCTAAACGCTCTTTATCTGATGGAGGTATGTGAGCTAACTTACTCATCGTCTACCTCTTCAAACTCTTCCTGAGTAGGTGCACCTTTAAGCTCTTCATCGGAAATCTGCTCGTAAGTTACATCTATAGCACCAAGCTCACCACCTACAGAGTACGTTGACATCAACTCATTAAGCTCAGACTCTAAGTCACCTGTCGGTCTATCTGCAGCAGCTACCTCTACTTTTGTCGTAAAGAGGCCAATCTCAGACACTTTTCCTAGCATTTCAACCGCTTTTATCTGAAGTTTTGGGTCTTCATTCTCTGCAAGTTCAAACAGCTTAAAGAGCACATATTGACGCATCTTGTTTGTAGAATTTGCCAACGTGTAGTCAAACCGCTTTAAAAGTTTATCAAGAGCTTTAGCCGCACCGGGTGTGGTAGGTGCAACAGGGGCATCAGGCTGTTCTAGAAATATATTTAATGCTTCATTCTTCTCTGCATAGGTTAATGGAGGCTCTGGTAGTGGGGGGATTCCTTGCTCATCTAGAAATGTAGGGTCTTTGAAGGCTTCTTTTGCGTTGAGTCTTCGTTTTGTAGCTACACTAGGGGCGGTGTATCCGCATACAGTGGAAAAATCAAAGGGCTCTACCTCGTCAAAATCCACGAAATCGTCATATTCGTCATCTATCTGCATATTCTTTCTTTGTTATAAACATACATGAGCACATAGCTTACCTTACTTTGTGAAATTTTTGTGAAAAATTTTTTTGATGGTGTTCTGTGTGAGTGACGGGGGGTTTTGTGTATAACCTTGTGAGTTATGTGGTATTAGGTTGATTTGGTGGGAGTGGGGGTACGATGAGCATATTAGTATGTATAGAAAAATGGGGGACTCCTAATAATAAAAATGGGGGGTGGGGGTCGCTGTGCCCTGAATATGCCTTCTGTTTGAAATATGTATCGTATATGTTAGGTATATGTTAGGTATATGTTAGGTATATGTTAGGTACATATAGCGTACATATAGCGTACATATAGCGTACATATAGCATACATATAGCATACATATACCTAACATATAGCATACATATCTACCCGTAACCGTTACGGGTATAAAACCGCATTGACTGCGGTTTACTTGTTTAGCTATGTTATTGTTTTATAACGCTAACTAAAAATAAACGGTTTACACGGGTAGCGGTATGCGGTACAATGTAATCCACTGTAGCAATACAGTGAATAACTTAACTTAATCTTATATAGGTGATTATCATGAATGCTCAAACAAACAAAGTTGAACAAGTAACACTAGACACAACCGCAACGCTTCACAATTTTTTGTTAGCATTAGATGCGGCGGACGTTGCAGAAGTAGCACGGTTTAACAATACCGAAAACGCTATCCAACTTTTAAAACCATTACGTGCACAATATAGCACGTTACAAGACGGGCGTAGTAAAGGTAAAAAACCCGCCGCCGGTGAATTACCCGCTGTAATTTATTTTAATGTTATAGAGTCAATTTATAACGAAAAAAAGTTGATAGCTGAACAAGCAAAACTAGACTTCAATCTAAAATATGAGTCCTATCGCGATTTTCAAGTCCGCTCATTAAAATACTATATTGAAACTGGTGATTTGCTGAACAACAAAAAAAGCACGTTACAGGAACGTGTAATGGTAGCAATCGATAAACTAGAAAAAAAGCTAAAAGCGGAACAAGCTAAACTAGACAAGGCTAAAATTGACGCCGATAAGGCAAAAGTTAAAGCTGATAAAGCCGCCGCTGATAAAGTCGAAACGGTTGCAAAGGTCGAAACAATAGTTAATGACGTGCTAGAAGTATTCGATACTAATCCACAAGGCGCGGACGCAATAAAAGAAGAGTTACAAGGCACAATTACGGCGGCGGAATTTTTACAAAAACACGCTATTGAAACAGATAAAGCCGCACAAGCCGAAAAGGTGCAAGCCGAAAAGGTGCAAGCCGTTGCAGAAAAAACAGTCGATACTGTAACTAAACAATTAGAAAAGGCTAAAGCCAAACTAAGTGCGCCTAAGGTTGAACCTAAACCCGACCTAAACAATATAGAGTTTAGTAAAGATTGTCGCGCTGAAATGGCAGACGTTTTAGACGTATTAGTATCAGATTATAGTGAGGTTGAGTTGTTATGCCTTGCAAAATTAATCCGTACTAGATACACATCATCAAAAGCGTAATAATCACCACTAAACATACTATAAGGTTAGCCACATGAACAATTTCGAACACTTAACATTAGAACAACGTTTTTTATTAGTTAACGATATGCTTATCGATCTATCTAACTACAAAGAGTGCCTAGAGTACACGTTAGAATTAGAATCGATTAAAGATGATCTGTCATCTTTAACATATAATACGCTTTTAAAACTATAACCAATTGACACATTAAGCCCGCTTGCGCGGGCTTTTTTACGCCTAAAATTTAGCATTTTAATCCGTTTATAAACGGATTGCGCCCGCATATGCGGGTATTTTTTTGCCTAAAATAACGTAAACAATAAAAATAATTTATCACCGAGCGCACAAATTGCGGTCATTTTGATACCTGTTTCTGATTAAGACGGTGAGTTACAAGGTTGATTTTGGTCGCGCGTAGGTGTCGTATCTGATACCTGTTTCCGTTTAAGACGGTGAGCTACATGGTTGATTTGAGTTAACGTAAGTTACTTTAAAAAATGTTAATGTTACATCGAGTTTACCGAACTCACTTTAAAAAAAGTTTAAATTACAGTATATGTATTACGGTATTCAAAAATTACACAACTAAGGTCAACCGACCGAAACACCCGTTCCGTGAGAGTTTTGCACAGGGCATTTTTGTTAAAAGTTTTTCGTGCACCTAAAATGCAAGGGCTCTATTTTTTACTACTACTACTACTACTATTTATTTAATAATATATATAAGAGAGAAATATATATATTTTTATGTTTTTTTGTCCCTGTCATACTTGTTGTGTGTGCGTAATTATAATAGTTTTTTTGCCTCCTCTCGCTCTTTTTCGTTTTTACGCATAAATAATACTCAACTCGACTCTTTCTTCTACACACCTTGCACTACAAGGAGTAAGAAATTATAATATGCAATGCCTTCCCTAATTTTCTTCCAGAACGGGTGTTTCAGTCGGTTAACATCGGTAGATTCACCATAAAAACAACAACTTTTTACCAAAAAAACAACAGGATTACCATGAAAACAACAGACCTAGCAAAACAGGCAAAAGTGCCCCTCACACAGATGAAAAATGCCCTACTCGAAGCCAACCGACTCAACCGTCTTTACCGCAAAGACTTCCTAACATACTCTCGTGCAATAAACAATACCCCCAATCAATTAGAACAACGTCGTGCCGAGAAAGAAAAATTGCGTCTTATGCAGGTAACTAAGCGAGATAAAGTAAATGCAGTCTATGACCGCTTATATGCAATGACCCACTACGAGTACGAAATAGAGCATAAGAAATCATTGGGTACGATAACCATAGTAAAACCTTTTGTTAAGAAAACCCTAGATGCGCTTATGCAGGCACACACACCTATAAAAAACCCTGAGCCACGCAAGCCGCTCACACAGGACTACATCCATGCAAAACTCCACTACAACTTTGAAACGGGCGAAATAACCCACAATGAGGGCACATATGCAGATAAAAGTGCAATCTATACACCATCAAGCCCTAAAAAGCCTAGAGCGCAACGCCTAGACCTCAATAGATTGCCGCTACGCGCCAGAAACAACCCGCCAGTGCACAAAGGGTGGCATTCATACACTCCAGACTCCTACGCCCTCTTAGATGACGATTTACGGGCACAATGCATTAAACGCTACTATCTCGAGCGCAACCCAGACAAAGCATCTATCAATGCAACAGTGCAAAAACCCTATTATATTAGAGCGCACTGCGTACGCCCGCGTGTAAGCATCAATAACACCACATACTCGCCACAGGCGATAGCTTACCTATACATGAGTGCAGGTGGTCGCTTTGATTACAGCAACGGCTTAGATAACATCACGCGAGTAAAAGAAGAGGTAACGTGCGAACCATACGGTACGCGCAATATAAACCCCAAGACAAACAAACCCTGTGCATACCCATGCAGGGATGGCAACCCACTAAACTATGCATGGGATAACATAAAACCCGAGCCGATAACCACTAGCACACTAACAAGAGTGCCTACGCCACATAAAAAAGCCGCGCTACCCGTAACGGTTACGGGTACAAAACCTATGGTGCGCAAGATGACATACAGCACAGAGCGTAATATAAGAGTAGAGAACGGCACATACACGGTGCATAGCATGGGTAAAGGGAATAAGACAACGACTTGCACAACATGGGAGGATGCAGTGACCGTCTTTAATGCACAACTAAAAAGAATTAAAGGCACAAGACAGACACTACGCAATGGCAACATCATGATAACTGTTCCTCGATAAGACGGTGAGCGACTAAAAACAAAGGGGTTGACAACCAGCGTTAACTAGCGTATAATATTACCCATAGTTTAAGAAAACTATCTAACAAAAACAACAACTTAACTGGAGTAACAATCATGAAAGCATTTAAAGTAGCAGTAACAAACATGGGTGGCTGGAATCACATCGGCTCTATCTGTGTAAAAGGAGACTTTGTCTCTAACGGCTTAGTAAATGGAGCAGATTTCATTGCACATAAACGTGTTGATGCAGATAAGTTTGCACAGGGTTCAGCAGACTGGAGCTCACAGTTTGATAATAATCAAGGCGTAGCCTTCTTGGTTTGTCGTAAGACACCCCGTAGAGGGTGGGTTGTAGTAGCGCAGTTTTAAGGAACACACATGAACATATTTTACTTAGACGAGTGCCCAAACACAGCGGCACGCTACCACAACGACAAACACTGCATCAAAATGATTTTAGAAAGTGCACAAATCCTGTGCACTATTATCAATGAAGCACGCGGCGAGCAAGTGACACCGTACAAGTCAACGCACAAGAACCACCCATGCACACTCTGGGCAGGGCAGTCAGTAGAGAACGCGCAGTGGCTCTACGCCCTGACAAAAGCACTCAACGATGAGTATAAGTATCGGTTTGGTCGCGACACAGACCACAAGAGCTTTGCGATGCTAGAAGACGTATCGATGCAGGGATTACTTAATTACTATTTAGTAGACCGCGAGTTCACACCGCCACCACAAGCCATGCCAGACTATTTGAAAAGCGATGACCCTGTGTTTAGCTATCGCCTGTACTATAAGTTAGAGAAGACACACTTGTTGCAGTATACAAAACGTATACCGCCTTATTGGTTATAATAAAATGCCCCATCCAGAGGTGGGCTAAAACGCTGGAGGGTAGAGGAGTGACGCCTATATAGTTTGTAATCCTTAGTTGCTGGCTCTACCACACTACCCGTAACGGTTACGGATATAAATCAAACACTTACACTTGACAACCACGCTAAACTAGCGTATAATATTTCACAGTAGTAAAGAGTCATCCCCTCAAGGGATTGCAAATTGAATCGGGGTGCAATGCACCTTAAACACAGACCGAAACATGGTGAACATAATGATTAAAGACATTCTAAAAGTATTAGGTAACCGCACCTACGTTATATATGAGGATGCAGGACACGCTTGGATTAAAGTGCCAGTGCTTGAACTCTTTGCCTTGCAGATAGCAAGTGACATAACACCCTACAGCTACCTATATAGGGGTCATGCGTACCTAGAAGAAGACTGCGACCTAACCACGTTCTTTAATGCATACCACGCAGTAAAAGGTCGCGACCCTAAGTTTCGCGCAGTATATTCTCGTAGTAGCACAGTGCGTGAGTACCCACACTACACAGTAGAAAAAGCACATAAGGAATTACCATGAACTTAGTACACATCACACAAGGCTCAGGCAAGATGACTGGCATACAGTCAATCAACACACCCACTACAACAAACGAGTTTTGCCTCAAGATGAGGCAGGTTAAGGCTAATGCGATATGTAAAAAGTGTTATGCATTCAGATACGAGAAGCTACGCCCAACACTGGTCGAGGCACTCAAGCGCAATTTGTTTTTAGCAGAGCGTTACCTAGAGGTAGGTGAGATACCTACAATCAGCGATGACATCGCACGGTTCGACTCGTATGGTGAATTGATTAACCTCATTCACTTCATTAACTACTTATACATAGCGGCTGGCAATCCGCACACTACCTTTACGCTGTGGACTAAACGACTCGACATCGTGCAAGAGGTGTTGCTAACACGCACCAAGCCAGACAATTTAATCCTTATCTATAGCAGTCCTGTCGTAGACAAACAGGCTGACCTGCCTGCTGGGTTTGACAAAGTGTTCACCTCGTACACTAGAGGTGGTGCGCAGGATATTAACTGTCACGGTGCGTGTAACACCTGCCGTTTGTGCTATAGCCACAATGACACAGTAAACATAAACGAAATCATTAAGTAACTACCCGTAACCGTTACGGGTACAACAGGAGAAACATCATGACACTATCATCTAGTGCAATGCTTTGCACACTTAACATCTCAATCTGGACAGCTCGTAAGTTAGATAAAAAAGTATCTCAAGATGTAGATACAGCTAACTCAACGATGACTAAGGCAGGGAACTATCACAAGAACCTGCTGGCAGGTGACGACAGCCTAGCTAAGATACAAAAGATTGCGAGTGAGGCTCGCACTTACCATGCACGATACACATCACCTTGGAATGATAACGGTCAGCGACTGCTGACCACCGCTTACTTCCTTGAGTACAAGCGTACGATGGGTGACTACGAGCGCAAGTTCTGGGATGAGGTCGATGCGTTCCTACCTCAGTACGGTCTTAAGATATCAGCGGCGGCGTTTCAATTAGGTAAGCTGTTTGACCGTGACGAGTACCCCGAAGAAGACAAAGTCCGCAGTAAGTTTAGCTTTGGGATTAACTTCACCCCTGTGCCAGAGTCAGGTGACTTCCGTGTAGACATTCAAGAGCAAGAGGTAGCTGAGTTACGTCGTCAGTATGACGAGATGTACGAATATAACATCGCTAAGGTTAACCGAGATGCATGGGATAGGTTATATGACAGCCTCACTCAACTGAGCTTTGGCTTGCGCACTAACGATGATGGTACAAAGGGCAAGATATACGACAGCGTGTATTCATCAGCGTCCGAGCTGTGCGAGTTACTGCGCCACCTCAATATAAACAATGACACGCAACTGGAGGATATGCGCCAGCGTCTCGAAGATACCATCATGGGTATTGATACGAAGGACATTAAACAGAGCGACTTCATGCGCTCACAAATTAAAAAAGATGTCGATGCTATGCTCGACAAATGGAACTAGGAGATAGAGATGGGATACAGAAGCACAGTAGCATTCATAATATCTTTTAAAGATAAAGAAACGCTCGACAACTATCTAGCACCACGCCTGTTAGATGAGCATATCAAAAATGACAGAAAAAACTTCTCGCGTATCGCTTGGGACGATGCGTCTGTTATGTATTACGCAGAGGTTATTAAGTGGTATGACGACTACGAGGGTGTTAAAGCTCTCACTAAATTATACAAGGATACTATCGAGGCGGGAGGTGCATACCGTTTCATTCGAGTGGGTGAGGAAGCCAAAGATATCGAAGACGAATACGCAGAGTCCGATACCACAGAACCCTTCTGGGATGACTTCTATCCAGTAACAACAATAGTAACACCAAAAACTTATAAATTAACATTCGGAGAAGAACAATGAAACCATTTAGCAGTATTACATTAGCTCAAGCTACAGATTTGATTTGTGCGGTAGGGGATATAACAACTGTGCTAGTACAAGGCGAAGTTGGCACAGGTAAAAGCAGTATGTTAAAAACATTAGCTAGGCTACACCCCGACCACATCACCTGCTACGTAGACATCACGACTAAGGATGTTGGTGACTTCCTTGTACCACAGGTGCGCCAGCTAGACGGTACGTCTGTCTGCTCATTCATACCCAACGAGGAGTTTGGCTTTCACCTCAACAAGCCTGTGATTATTATGCTCGATGAGATAGGCAAGGCTAGTAAGTCTGTGATGAATGCTTGCTTGCGGTTAATGCTCGAGCGTAAGCTCGGCACACATAGTTTGCCCGAAGGCTCTATAGTATTTGCTACTACTAATCTGTCAGCAGAGGGTATCGGCGACAATCTACCACCTCATGCACGCAACAGAGTAGACGTGGTTAAGGTACGCAAACCAACCAGCGAAGAATGGCGTTTAGGTTTTGCTATGGGTGCAGGTGTTGACCCAGTGGTTATTGCGACAGCTAACGAGTATCCTGCTATGTTCGCATCGTTCGAAGACTACGAGAAACCAACTCAGAACGAGTACATCTACGACCCACGAGTACCACGCCCTGCGTTCGTTACACCACGCAGTATGGAAGCGGCAAGTAATATCCTCAAGCGTTGCCGTCACCTACCCGAAGACGTGCTATACCATGCGCTTATTGGTGTGATTGGTGAGCGTGCGACTATGGATATGATGAACATATTAAAACTGGATAACACCATGCCCGCATGGCGTGAGATTGTATCTGAGCCAACTACTACGCAAGTACCCAGCAATGGTGCATCAGTCTGCCTCATAGTATCTAAGGCACTCCATAACGTAGAGGTTGATACGTTCGATGCGTGGATGACGTACTTAGGTCGTATGACCCGTGAAGCACAGGCTATGTTTGCTATGTCAGTGATGAGCGGTAAGTCACCCAAGCGTGACGTTGCAGTACGCAACAAATCATTCACCTCATGGTGTGTAACTAACGGCTACTTATTCTAGGAGAGCAACATGAAAGCAGAAGACCGTATACTCAAGGCGCACATCGCACTTATGCAAGACACTCGCACCTTAGCCTATTCTGGCATTATCATGGTAGGTAAGACAGAAATCAGAGGTGACATAGACACAGCCGCTACCAATGGACGTGATGTATTTTATGGTCGTGCGTTTATTGACAGCTTAACTGACCAAGAGATACGCGGTCTTGTACTGCATGAAGCCAAGCACAAACTCTACCAGCACTTCTTTATCTGGCAGAAACTATTCGAGGAAGACCACGAGCTTACGAATGCCGCGTGTGACTTTGTGATTAACCTTGAGATACAAGACATCGATAAGAGTGGGCAGTTCATTAAGTTACCTGCTTGTGGGTGTATCGATGAGCAGTATCGCGGTATGAATACCGCTGAGGTATATGCCAAGCTCAAGAAGCAGTACGGCGATAAGCAAAGCCGTGCGAGTAAGGGTGGTAAAGGATTACCCGAAGGGTTAGACGAACATCAGTGGCAAGATGCCGTGTCGCTGTCGCCCGAAGAGAGGGAACAGTTATCTCGTGAAATCGATAGCGCAGTCCGCACTGGCGCACTGCTGGCAGGTAAACAAGGTGGCGATGTAGACCGTAGCTTCGAGGCTCTTATGGAATCGAAAGTAGACTGGCGTGAGCAACTGCGTGAGTTCGTATCATCAGCTTGCGCTGGCAAAGGTGACAGCACATGGGCAAAACCAAGTAGACGTTGGCTCTCTCAAGATATCTATATGCCCAGTCAGATTAGCGAAACAGTAGGGTCTATGTGCGTTGCGATTGATACATCGGGTTCTATTGATGACGAGGCGATTACCAAAGCCTTGAGTGAGGTGGTAGCTATATGCGACAATACAACTCCAGAGAAGGTTGACCTTCTCTACTGGGATACAGATGTTGCATCTCATGAGCAGTACCGCGAGGATAACTACGCGGGTCTAGTTAACTCTACTAAACCTGCTGGCGGTGGTGGTACAGACGTAGGCTGTGTGATGCGGTATATAGATGACAACAAGCTCAAGCCAGAGTGTACGATTATTATCACTGACGGTTACACGGACTTTCCTAGAGAGCACCCTACGTACCCTGTGATATGGGTTATTGTTGGCGGCAATGATGTTGTGCCACCGTTTGGTAGTGTGATTAGGTTGGACTGATTATGATAGCATTTTACTGGTTAGATAAAGAAACGGGGGAGTGTACAGTTAAGGGGGTGTGTAATGAATATACTATAGCATTAGTGCATAGCACTATAAAAAACCCAGAACCCGATTCAAGATACATTACGTATTTTGGGGAGAGAGGTGAGCATACTCATATACTGCTACTGCCTAAACACATTCAAGAAAGAGTATCAGTATTACGAGTTGCTTCTTTTAACGAGTACATAGAAGGCATAGGCATTAAACTGGGGGCTGAGGTATGCTACATTTGTGAGGAGGAGTAATTGACGCTATTAGTAGACTTAGGTAAGAAAACTGCTGTACCATTAGATGACGCTCTCCCTACTAGGGAGATGAAAGAAATACAATTTGAGGAGGTTAGCGAATTAACCCCGCCTGTACCCGATAACATAGCTTTACTGCAAGTTGCGCCTGTTGGTGAGATTGTAGGTGGTGTCGGTGTGAATAGGGGTGACGGTATATTTTTAGTGTGTGAGACGTAAAAAGAAGATTCCGTACTTGCGTACGGAATCCCTAAGAGAGGAGTAACACATGAAGCACAAGACTCTAGGATAGGTAGAGATATGTGTGAATACTCTAGCATAAATAATTTAAGTAGCAAGAGGTCGATATGATTAAGATTGTAGAAATTCGTAGTGATGCGTCTAATGTTGTGGAGGATGCTGTCAATAGGCTTAGTAGTGAGGGACTTACCATGCAATTTATAGATAGGCTAACGCTCAAGGTGTGGAACGGTGACCCCGACTGCCCAGTGCATATGATATGGTTTGGCTCACTCAATGGGCAGACTAAAACGGTAGTAGTGAACAGAATAATTAAGGAGCTATGTGATGGCGAAAACACCAGAGGGTGAGATTAAAGACCAAGTACGCAAGGTGCTTGATGAGATGAAGGCGTATTACTTTTTCCCTGCGGCTAACGGATATGGTCGCACTGGTATACCCGATGTGATTGCGTGTATCGGTGGACATTTTGTAGGTATAGAGTGTAAGGCAGGAAGTAAACAACCCACAGCTCTGCAACAACGTGAGCTTGATAACATCGAGAAAGCACGGGGAACAGGTCTCCTCGTTAACGCCGACAATATTGAATACTTAAAAAATAACTTGGATATCAAACAATGAAAGATTTTGATTACGACAATGACGCAAGCTGGGATGCAGACTATGACCCAGAAGATTACCCAACAGCACGCAGACCGTATCACTGGTTAACACCAGAGCAAGTGCAATCGCTAGTAGAAGAATCACAACTAAAATCATTTGGAGAAACAAAATGGAAAAGCTAATTGAATATTTAACATGGCTCGATGAGTCAAACGTAGCGTACTTACTGATGCTATTTTTATTCTTAGTATTAGCGGCTATGCAGAGTGCAACGCAGACTGAGAACACAAGACTACGTAAGATGCTACGTAAAGCTGTATTGGAGTCAAAACGATGAGCAAAGAAGACGAGTACATCAAAACCATAAACAAACTTATTAGGGGTGCGGCAGGGTCACCTATGGATATGGCAGACCTAGCATTTACATTGCACAAAGGGATTGCTGTATTGATTCTAATGATTGAGGATGACCATCAAGAAAAACTATTGTCTGAAGTCGTCCCTCTGATTAGAGAGTACATGGAAGAGATGAAGAACAAACACCCCGAACTAAAACAAGCTGTCTTTAAAGCATAGGAGAGAACACATGAGCGCAACACTTGTACTTACATTAAGTTTTTTAACTGTCGATACCAACATCGACAAGAAAGGACGCACAACGAGCCATGAAACCATAGCCTACACTACCAGTGTAATCCCCTATGACAGCATGACGGCTTGCAACAATGCTAAGGAGGAATGGAATCTTGCAATAGGGGCTTATCAGATGAGTAAAAGACCTACTCGTATTATCACAGCAGTATGTAACGACTCAGCTACGGGAGTGGTGCAATGAAAACCATGACGGTTAAACAGTTTACGAAGAAGACAGGGATGTCGCAAGCTACGCTCAGAAGGAAGTTAATCGCTCTCAATGCTTCTCCTGTTGGAGTAGATACCTATGGGAAGATGTCATGGCTATGGGCACTAGACGATTTAGAAAAAGCGTTATCGCTGGTAAATACTTATTTGTCCCCTCGTGGACGTCCTAAAAAATTGTGGTGATTGATATGAAAGATGAAAACTTTATTTGGGTTGCAGTGGCAATCTTTTTAGCAGGTATACTAGCAGGTACACTCACAGTCTGCGCATTGCACAGACACTACCATGAAATCATTAAGACAAACATCGGTGAGTTCATGCTACGAGACGGTAAGATGTATGGGGTATATGAGTTAACCCGCGATGTGCAAGGTAACATGGTGACGAAATGATTACGCTAGATATGGAAACGTATTACAGCAAGACCTACAGCTTATCTAAGCTAACCACTGAAGAGTATGTAAACGGTGATGAGTTTGAGGTGATTGGTGTAGGCATCAAGGTAGACGATAAACCTACTATCTTTTACACAGGAACTAAGGAGGAGCTTAAGGCGTACCTAGACTTATACGATATACCTAATCAAATCCTGCTGTGCCATAACACATTCTTTGATGCAACGATTCTATCAGAGTATTTTGGTATCACGGCTAAGAGGTATATAGACACCCTGTCTATGGCTCGTGCAATACATGGCATATCAGTAGGCGGTAGCCTAGCTAAACTAGTAGAGTATTATGAACTAGGGGCGAAGGGTACGGAGGTAGTAAACGCATTGGGTAAACACCTCAAAGACTTTACTGAGGAAGAGCTTGCAAGGTATGGTGAATACTGTGTGAACGATGTGGAGGTTACGTATAAGCTATTCCATGCACTGATGCCGCACTTCAACACACAGGAGCTATCGCTAATTGATATTACTATTAAGATGGCAACAAACCCTACGCTAACTATCGACCTGCCTATGCTGGAGTCCTACCTGCATGAAGTACGCACAAAGAAGGAAGACTTACTGAGTCGAGTGGTTGCCGATAAGAAAGAGTTGATGAGTAACCCTAAGTTCGCGGCACTGCTTGAGAGCTACGGGGTTGATGTACCAATGAAAGTATCACCTACTACAGGAAAACTAACGTATGCCTTCGCAAAGACTGATGACGGACTCAAAGACTTACTCGAACATGAGAACCCAGATGTGCAGGTACTGGTCGCAACGCGACTTGGTGTTAAGAGTACAATCGAAGAAACACGGACTGAACGCTTTATTGGAATCGCTAAACGAACTAATTACTTACCCATACCGCTAAACTATTATGGTGCGGCAACAGGCAGGTGGTCAGCAGGTGGTGGGCAGAAGGTAAATTTCCAGAACTTACCAAGAGATAGCACACTTAAGAAGTCTATTATTGCACCTGATGGTATGGTCGTAGTAGGGGCTGACTTATCTAACATTGAACTGCGTGTGGGTCTTTGGGTATGTGATGAGATGGAGGCTCTCAAGTCACTAGGTGATGGTCGGGATTTGTATAAGGAGTTTGCATCCCTTGCGTTTAACGTGCCATACGAGGAGGTAACTAAGGCACAGCGGTTTATCGGTAAAACTTGTCTTGCCAAGGGAACTCCTGTACTATGTGAATCGGGGTGGAAACCTATAGAAAAAGTTTCCATAAATGATAGGGTATGGGATGGGGAGGAATGGGTATGCCACCTAGGATTAGTTACGAACGGTTTGAAAGAAACGCTAGAGATTTGCGGGATTTGGTTAACTCCAGATCACCTAGTGTGGTCAGGACAGAAGTGGGTACGAGCAGATCAGGTGGGTTCAACAGAGTGCGACCTATCCCAAGTATTGGATGCAGGGTCGGAAAAATTACCGTTACAGGGTACGTGTTGGGGGCAAAAGGGGGACTCAAAGCCCTCATTGTTAAATGTGATTGTGGGTTTCCTGAATACACGTTGGACCAGCATAACTTCAAAGAGTTTAAGACTACTAGATGCTTTAAGTGCGCTCGTAAAGCAGGGGCTACAAAAAGATATTGGAACTACATTAGTAGTATGCCAGACGATGACCATAGGGCTAGGCTACTTAATAGGCTATGTGCAGCAATTACTAGATGTCATACACCCTCTAATGGGTCGTACAAATCGTATGGGGCAAGAGGAATTACTGTATGTGATGAGTGGCGTAATGACAAAGGGGAATTCCTTAAGTATGTACAGACCTTGGAAGGATGGGACATCCCAGAGTACGATATGGACAGGAGAGACAACAATAGAGGGTACGAGCCGGGGAATATTAGGTTCGTCTCAAGGAGCGACAATAACAGAAACAAACGAAGGGTCAATGACCTCGAAGATGAGGTTACCCGTCTACGACTTGAACTCAGTAGGTACGAGAAATAGATTTACAGTACTTACAAATAGAGGTCCTATAATTGTCCATAACTGCCAGCTCGGGCTTATCTTTGGTGTAGGACATTCTAAACTCCAAAACTCTATAAAATCACAGTCAGGTACTGACTTAGGTGAGGCAGAGGCGAAGCGCATCGTAGACCTCTACCGCAATACATACACAGGGGTGACAGCGTTTTGGAAGACGTGTAGTAGTGCTATTAAGGCAATCGCTGACGATGGTACGTTTACATTTGGTCGCAATGGTTTGTATATAGTAGATGGTAAGCGTGGTGTGAAGTTCCCGTCTGGTCTATATATGCAGTACCCACAGCTTGAGAATGTGATAGACGAATCGTCTGGCGAGAAGGGTTACAAGTATAAACTGCGCAATGGATATGATAGACTTTACGGCGGTAAGTTAACAAACAATCTGGTGCAAGGTACGGCACGATGCATCATGTCAGAGGCTATGGTTCGCATAGCTAAGAGGTATCAAATCGCGCTGTCTATTCATGACGCGCTGTATATAGTTGTGCCAGAGGATGAGGCGCAGGAAGCCTTAGACTTTTTAATTGAAGAGATGTGCAGACCACCAGAGTGGATGCAAGGTATACCACTAGCGGCTGAGGGCGGCTGGGGTAGAAGTATAGCTGATTGTTAGGAGAGAAAGATGGATACCGAACAAAACATAATAGAGCAGTGTAGGCACATCATACATCAACTTATTGTTATGGGTACTTCAATACCTACGCCACTAGAAGATGAAGAATCCGATTGGGATTTTATTAAATGGTGTAATAAATGTGCCATAGAGAGTTTAGATATGGCAATCACACATATAGAACATATGGGAGACGAAGATGACAAAGACTGAAGTGTATAAACGCCTTGAGATGGCGCAGAAGAACAAGAAAGAATTAAAGAAAGTTAAACTTAAAATCCTCGCAGAGATACAGCAACTCAAGCTGATGCTCAGAGCGATGGAAGAACAAGAGGTGTTAGATGGCTGAGATAACGTATTGGACTGTAATTGGAATTACTATGGTCTGTTTTATGATTGAGTACACTAAAGGGGATGACGATGACCTTAGATGATTGGGTGGCACTTGTTGCTTATGTAGGATTACTTGGCTTATCGATGAGGATTATATGGACAAAGTTAAAAAGGTAGAAGCAGTAACTCCTGTGACTAGCGCAGTACACTGTAAGCATGACCATTGGAGAGTGTATCAAAGTCGTGGGTATCGTGAATGTGACAAGTGCAAAGAACAACGCCCTATTTTTAACGTAGTGAAGCATCAGAGATGAAGACACTAATAAACATATTGAAGTTCCCTGTATTCTGTACTTGCTGTTTGTTGTACTTAGCAAGTCAGATGTTATTAGGGCTTAGCATACTGCTAGATTGTATTGGGGAATTTTTAGAGGACATGATAGATGAATAAAATTGACCAAAAGATTGTAGGCTACAAAGTAGTTGATAAGACAGAAGAAAAAGTAGTGTTTGAGATGATACACGAGAATTTTCCTCGCCCACCGCATTTGACGGGTACAACGTACAAAGTAAAAACGCCACAAAGCGAACACGCTCTGTATATCACTATCAATGATATGGTGCTTAACGGTGACGAGCGTCATCCCTACGAGATGTTTATTAACAGTAAGAACATGGAGCACTTTCAGTGGGTACTTGCATTAACGCGTTTGGTGTCCGCAGTGTGGAGAAAAGGTGGTGACTCTACGTTTTTAGTTGAAGAACTTAAGAATGTGTTTGACCCGAAAGGTGGTTACTATAAAAAAGGTGGTGTGTATATGCCATCGCTCGTAGCAGAAATAGGAACAGTTATCGAGCAACATTTAATAAGCATAGGTGTTATTAAAGTTGAAGTGGACGCACATCAACAAGCGTACTTGGAAGCTAAGAAAGAAGAAGCTAAAGGTGTTGAGATGCAACTCTGCACTAAATGTAATGTCAAAGCTCTGATACTAATGGATGGCTGTATGACGTGTACTAATTGTGGCGATAGCAAGTGTGGGTGATTGAGAGATGAATAAAGAACAAGCACCACCAAAACGTGAACCTTTGAGTGAAGATGAAATTTTTAACATTGGATACAATGCAGGATTCACTCTTGATCATGTTAAAGATGATGATGGTTCTGTCTACGGCTTTTTAAACGAGTATGGTTACATTGATAATAACCCCTATTTTAAGTTTGTCAGAGCAATAGAAAAAGAACACGGTATTGGAGTAGAAAATGAAAATTGAAATTAAGAAGTTAACAAAGAATGTAGTTATTCCTGCCTATGAAACTTTGGGCAGTGCGGCAGTAGACTTAAGAGCTAACATCACAAAACCGATTAAGTTAGATTTAGGTGAGGTTGCGATGATACCGACAGGTATTGCAATAAATATCCATGACGTAGAAGCGGCGGCTCTTATCATGCCTCGTAGTGGACTTGGACATAACTATGGTATCAAGTTGGGTAACTCGGTTGGTTTAATTGATAGTGACTATCAAGGTGAGCTTAAAGTTAGTATTAAGAACACAGGTAACGGGCTGTATAAAATATCCCCACAAGACAGGATTGCACAGATGCTTTTTGTTCCAGTAATTCGAGCAGAGTTTGTAGAAGTTGAGGAGTTCAGCACAGTGACTGAGCGTGGTGCAGGTGGCTTTGGGAGTACAGGTAATGATTAGTACAACAGCCTATATTTTAATTATCGCTGTAACAACTCACGGTGAGCTTACACAATCAACAATCGATTTTGCAGATAAGGCATCGTGTGAAAGCGCGGCAGTTAAACAGGATTTTGCATTTAAAAATTTGCAGTTTGCAGGCAGATGGAATTTAACCTGTCATCCTTATCAACTTACTGGAGAGAAGAAATGAAACTAAAAGTTAGTGAGGATGAGCTCTACCCCATATATGATATAGGTGATGGGTTTGGTAAAGAGGTTGAGGTTAGTGAAGAGTTTCTTAAAGAGTTTACAGAAGTAATGGATAAGTTCTGGATTATGCAAGAGGTATTACGCTTGTTATATGACAGCGTACCTGATGAGAAATCTCCTTATACTTTTTGTAATATGCCTGAGTTTACGTGTGATGAGGTTGATGAGGTTGATGAGGTTGATGAAAGAGGCTTACTGATATTTAAAGCAAAAGATAGATACAACTTCTCATGGGAGGACAAAATATGAAAGTAACCCTAGTGCAAAGCACACCTAACCCAGAGGAACACATCGGATTACTTGCAGGTATATGCTACGGTAAGACAGGTGAACAATCACCAGAGCAGTGCATCAAACGGGCAGAACACTGCGTGACTAAAGGTCATCTATCTACACTACGCTTTGCTCATGCGACATTCTTAGTTGCAGACATTAGTCGTATTTGCTCACATCAGTTTGTTCGCAGTAAGCATTTAGATTTCTTGCAACGTAGTCAGAGGTATTGCAATGAAGGTGAAGTAGCAATGGTTATACCCCCCTCAATTAAGGGTGAACATAAGACAATAGTTGAAACTGTGTATGCTGAGTTAACTCAAGTCTATAAAGATTTAATTGCCGAAGGCGTAAAGAAAGAAGATGCACGATTCATCTTACCACAAGGCACGACAACAGAATTACTGGTAGTCGGTAACTTCCAAGCGTGGTATGACTTTATTAAACTGCGTAGTGGTAAAGAAGTGCAGTGGGAGATACGCGCAGTGGCACATGAGATTAACCGCCAGCTACATGGTATTGCACCAAATATCTTTAAGGAGCTTGAGCATGAATAGGTTATGCGAGGTATGTAACTTAATCAAAGAAGAATCAGCATTTAAAACAGATAGTACAATATGTAAGAGATGTGCAGTGGTAGCAGGAGTGCAAGACCATTTGCAAAGACGCAAGCGCAGGGACGTTAGTTCACTAGACAACAAGATGTGTAGAAAGTTTTTACAACAACATTTAATAAAGCCGACAGGCTGGGAGCTAACACTATGAACGACAAACCTAAAACAATTTACGATGCATACACACAAGGGCAATTATACATGGGTGACTCAGTACACGAAGCTAAAAAAGAAGACATGGTTAACGAGCCTCCACACTACAAAAATGGTAAAATAGAATGTATTGTTGCGATGGAAG